ATCCCGCTTGACATACCGAGACAAAACTTCGTGTCCGCGACAGACGGACAGATGACAGCAAGTGTGCGCCATACGCGGACAGACAGAGGAGATCGAGGCGAGAATCTCGTTCAATGTTTATTATGCGAGATTTTTTGCAGCACAAGCGTGAGAAAACAGGGGATAATGGCTGCATAATCTCACTGCCGTGAGCATTACCCGAAAAGGTTGACATAATTGAGTTACTGCATACCGTCAAAACCCTGGCAAGCTGTCACAATTTGTCACAATTACCCCACCCTGGCGGGCGTACGGGGATATGGCGGGCGGGTCCAGGCGGCGGGTTAGTCCCCAAAATCCCCCCAAAACAAAAAGCCTCCTGATCATGATCGTTGTCATCAGCGGAGTGGCGTTGGTTGGGTTGTTTGAGTTGTTTGAGTTACTAAGGTGGCATAAGGTTACTGAGGTGCGGATGGGTTATAATTATGAACAAATTGTAAACTACACTGCTACAGAAGCTACACTAAAAAGCTAATAGATATATTTCAAAAATAACCAAATTGGTTGTTTTTAAAAATAATGTATTAGGGATTTTGTGTAGTTTCTGTAGTTCTGTAAGGCACGGTAGTTGCTTATTTTACAGTGGTGGTTTTCTGGATGTTCCTTGACTTCCCGCAGGGCGGGTGGTACGATATAACCAAATTGGTTAGCGAGGAGTTGGTAACGATGATGGTGACGAATTTGGCGGCTGAGTTTGGCAAAGTGCTGTTTCGGGAGCGGCTGACAAGGGTTAATGTTTGTGAGGCTTATAATATTACGTCAGGAAGCCTGTCCAGGCTGTTGCACAAGCCGATGCCTACACCTCAACTTGTAGACATATTAGATACGCTTGGGTGGGATGTGGAGGTAAGGTTTGTGAAGAGAGGAGAATCTGAGTGAGCGATATCGGGAAGAGCGAGAAACTGATACAGATGTTGGTAGACACGGATGACGTAGGCGCGTGGAGAGACGCGTTTGTGTTGTGCAAGGGTCTGATCACGGAAGATGAACAGGAAGTGTTCGACACGAGCGGTTCGCTGATCGCTGTGACGAAGAACATGGAGAACGTGAAGAAAGCGTTGGACTACGGTCGGCAGATGCGGAAGAAGATCATGGTGCAGCTAAAGGCGGGGCATACGGAAGCGGAGTTTCTGTATTGGGACTTGCTGCTGATGGCATCGCGGTTTGACTTCGACAGTTTTTGTAGGTACATCGAGCGGGAGCGAGAGCCGAGCAAGAAGTTCTATGAACCGCGTAGGCGGCAGTTATACCCGCTTGCGATGGCGCTGCAACAACTTGAGGACAACGAACTGGACCTTTTGGCAATTTCGATGCCACCTGGCACAGGGAAGACAGGGTTGGCGATCTTTTACATCTGTTGGACGAGCGGTCTGCATCCTGAGTTACAGAGTATAATAGGAAGCCACAACATGGACTTCCTGAGAGGCGTATATGAAGAGTGTCTGCGAGTGATGGACACGCAGGGCGAGTATTTGTGGCACGAAGTGTTCCCAACGGTCGGCATCTGCGGGACGAACGCGAAAAACCTGAGAATCGACCTTGGGAAGCGGAAAAGGTTCACCACGATACAACTTTCCTCAATTGGAAGCGGGAACGCGGGTAAAATTCGTGCCACCAACTTGCTCTATTGTGATGACTTGTGTCAGGGCATTGAACAGGCGATGTCTGCGGAGCAGATGCAGAAGCTTTGGCAGAAGTACACGGTCGATCTGAAACAGAGAATGCAGGGGAACAGGGTCAGAGAACTACATATTCAGACCCGTTGGAGTGTCAATGACGTTGTTGGGAGGCTCCAGGAACTGCGCGGGAACGATGAGCGGGCGAAGTTCATCAACATCCCTGCCTACGATGAGAACGGGCAGAGCAACTTTGATTACCCGTACGGTCTTGGGTTCACGACCAAGATGTTCAACGATCTTGAGGCTGGGTTAGACGATGCCAGTTTCCGCGCCTTATATTTGGGCGAGCCGATCGAGAGAGAGGGTCAACTCTATAGTCCCGATGAACTGCGGCGGTATTACACGCTTCCCGAACGCGAGCCTGACGCGATCATCGCTGTGTGCGATACGAAAGAGCAGGGTTCTGACTACTGCGCGATGCCTGTGGCGTACAAATACGGCGATGAATACTACATTGACAAATGGCTGTGCGACAACGGCAAGCCGAACGACATTGAGGAGCGGATTATCAACATCCTGACGGAGTTGGACGTGTCTACCATCCGCTTTGAATCCAACAGAGGCGGCACTCTGTTTGCAGACAACGTGCAGAAAGGGTTGTTGGAAAAAGGAAGCCACTGCCATGTGACCACGAAATGGAATCAACAGCATAAGGAGACCCGCATTTTGGTTGCCTCCTCCTGGGTAAAGGCGCATTGCCTGTTCAAAGCAGAGAGCGAGTACAACGGAAAAGGCTCAGAGGGCAAGCTTGACAAGGAATACCGCACCGCCATGTCCTTGCTCACAGGGTACACGATGTCGGGAAAGAATTCATACGATGACGTCCCTGACGCTCTTGCAGACCTTGAGAACTTCGTCAAGACGCTTGGAGGCAGCGTTGTTAAGGTCCGGAAACGCACATTCTGAGGCATAACCTTTAAGTATGCCATAAACGGCATCGAAAATAAATCAATAAGTTCTTGAAAACGTCTAAATGGTTGGCAAAACGCTAACTATTTAGACTTTTTTGTTCTTTCTTTCCTTTTTATTACACGATATAATTACTATATAAAGATGGCTTTTCATGCTGATTCTTTTTGCATTTAGGTGTCCACCGAGTCAGTTCATCGAACTCGCCCCTCCTATAGGACTTCCTACGTCACGGACAATGCATCGTGGGCAGTGTTGACGTTGAAAAGAATTGTCGCGGGTGGAAATCCCGCCCCTTTCCCCCTACAGAATTGGTGTAACGGTAGCACAGCAGACTTTGAATCTGCGGGACGTGGGTCAGCACCATGATTCTGTGCCAAATCCGCGAATTTTCTTTTAATGAAAATGGATTCACAGTGACGCGGCACTGGCAAGAGGTGGGACGGTTACCCACCTTTTTGTGTAAATTAAGCGAGGTTTAGATATGATCGACATCAAGGAGTATCCTGGCGTACTGAATGCCATTAATCAGATTTTGAATAACGGTCGTGAAGCCACGGTGCTTGTTGAGTATGATCGAGTGGCTGTTGCTGAACACGCACGGTATTTTCACGGTGTATTTGCGAATGGAGAGGAAGAACCGAGGAGCAAATCACCCGTAAAGAAGCAAACGAGGTGAAACAATGACTGACACTGAAATTGTGGAAACCGCGCTTTCGACAGTAGACCTTTTTGGTCGCAGAAAGATATTTACTGCGGCAACGGAAATCAACGCTGATAACGTTATTGAAGAAGTAAACATCGCGCTTGGCTTCCACATGATGAATGTCGCAGAGATGAACTACTTATATTGGTACAGACGCGGACTTCAACCGATTCTGCAACGCAAGAAGCGGATTCGTCCAGAGATCAACAACAAGATCGTTGTGAACAACGCCGATATGGTAGTCACGTTTAAGAACGGATATTTCTTGACATCGCCTGTGAGCTATATCAGCCGCAAGGATGATGACAAGATATCAGATGAGGTCAAGACCCTCAACGAGTACCTTTACATTTCGGGAAAACAGGCAGCAGACAACGAGGTAGCAGATTGGTTTCACACCGTAGGCGTTGGAGTCATTTACTGCGACCCGACAAAGGACAACGAGGAAGCGAAGACGCACCCGATGTCCGTGTATGCTCTTGACCCGCGTTCAGCGTTCGTTGTTTACTCCCTGCGCCCAGGCAACAAGCCAATGTACGGGGTGAATCTCGTTGTGGCATCTAATGACACCATCTATATAGATGTGATCACAGAAAATGTGGTGTACAAGCTTAAAGGGAGCATTCCTCCCGAAAAGGTCACTGATGTCCCAGACCCGTTGAGTGCAGCCTACGCGGTCGTGTCAAAGGAAGTGAACGTGATTGGGCGAGTCCCGATCATCGAGTACATCTACAAGTCCACGAGAATGAGCGCCTTTGAGAGCGCCCTCTCCGTAATGGACGCCATCAACACAGCCGAATCAAACAGGCTCGATGCCGTGGAGCAAACCGTACAGAATCTCATGGTTCTGTACAACTGTGATCTCCCAGAGGACGAGGACGCGAACTCAATCCGCGAGAGCGGCATGATCGTTCTGACTTCCACGACAGACAACCGTGCCGATGTGAAGCTGATGAGCGAAGCGCTTGATCAGCAGCAGACGCAGACCACGCTTGACGATCTGTATGAACAGATGCTTGAAAAGTGCGGTGTGCCGAGCAGCGTCAGAGATGGCGGCAGCACATCTGATAACGTAGGTGCTGTGTATCTGCGTAGCGGTTGGGCAACGGCAGACACCGATGCCAGGAACACGGAGGATTTGTACCGTGCTTCCAACAAACTGTTTGACGAAGTGTTCCTCAGAGTCCTCAAGAGACGCGGGTTGGTGAGTGCGGAACTTGATGCATCTGACTTTGATGTCACATTCGTCAGGAACAGCCTCAACAATCTGCTTGTCAAGACTCAGGCAGCGCTCAACATGAAGCAGTTGGGCATGAGTCCAGAACTTGCGTTTGCGAAGTCAGGTCTGTCGAACGACCCGATCAGCGATGTGGAGACTTCGAAGAAATATATCAATATGATGTGGGTCTCCCCGAATGTCAACATTGTTGACGAGAACAGAGATGAGGACGTAGACGTGAACGGTGGTGGCAACAGCGATGGCAACGGAGAAAACAACGCAAGCCAATCTAACGTTAATGCCGTTTGATGAGTTAAACGCTCTCAGACAATCACTTGTATACGGGCAGTACACCGATGCTGACGGGAAGCGGCGATATGTGAAAACATTAGCTGACCTGGAGGACGAATTCGAAGATATTCTTATTCTGTCCTACATCCTTGGGAACAAGGCAGCGGGTGATATGCTTGGTATAGAACCTACGATGGATGTCGAAGACATGGACAGGGTAATTAATAGGCGGGTTGCCAATCGTACATGGCGAGACAGACTTCGTGAGCAGTTGGAGAACGGTGGTTCTGTTGAGGAGATCATGAGAATCGCTGAGACAGAAAGCCACCGTGATACCAACGAAGCAATCTACGATGTAGCGCGGGACAGCGGTCTGGAACTGTATAAAACATGGGAGACTATGGAAGATGACCGCGTTCGTGAAGCACATGAGGAGATTCAAGGGCAGACAGTTCCTTTTGATGACGTATTTGTCACATGGGACGGTCACGAAGCACGATTCCCTGGGGATTTCGATGTCCCTGAGTTAAATGTTAACTGTCGGTGCTTCTTAACTGTAAGTATGGCAAACGCCACTTAAATAAACGTTAGGGAAAACGTAAATCGCAAACGTCAGGAAAGACGGAAATCGTAAAGGAGATAAGCGAATGAAAGTTGATGTCGGCAAAATTGATGGCTACGAGGCTATGTCCGTTGAGGACAAACTGAAAGCGCTTGAGGAGTACGAATTTGACGTACCCACCAAGGCAGTTGATGACGGAGAAGTCAAGAAACTCAAAGAGGCACTGTCCAAATCCAACAGCGAAGCCGCTTCCTATAAGCGTCAGCTTCACGAGAAAATGACCGCTGACGAGCAGAAAGAGGCAGAGCAAAAGGAGCGAGAACAGGCAAAGGACGAGGAACTTGCATCTCTCCGCAAGGACAAGGCGATTGCAACGCTTGAGAAAGCATATCTCGCGGCTGGATATCCCGCTGAGTTGGCGGCGGCATCAGCCAAGGCACAGGCAGAGGGAGACACCGAAACTGTGTTGAAGAATCAGATGGCGTATCTATCTGATACCAAGAAAGCACTTGAATCTGCGGCATTAAACAAACAACCCCCGTTGTCTGTGGGGAATCCCCCCGCTGGCAAGCCGCAGACAGAGGAAGACAAAATCGTTGCTTCTGCAATGAAGTATGCGGGGTTGTAATACTATCATTTATGAGGTGAATAATTATGCCAAACTCTATTGCTCTCGCCACTAAATTTTTGCCCATCATTGACGGAGTTTATAAAAGAGAGTCTCTGACTTCTCGCCTGGATGCGGCAAACGAACGTGTTCAGTTCATCGGTGCTGACACCGTTAAGATTTTCAAGACCGACATGAGCGGTTTTGGTGATTACTCCCGCGAGAACGGCTTCCCCCAGGGTAGCGTAACAAGCACATGGGGTACTTATCAGCTTACCAAAGACCGTGGCGTTTCCCTGTTCGTGGACGCAATGGACAACGAGGAAACCCTTGGCATGGCATTCGGCACTCTCACTGGCGAATTCGTTCGCACCAAGGAAGTTCCCGAACTCGATGCTTACCGTTTCGCAAAACTCTCTTCTACTGCCAATATTGATGGCGCTGCTGCTGACATCACTGTTGGCACGACCGATTGCCCCGCTCTGATCGATGCCGCTGAGATGAGCATGGGTGACAACGAAGTCCCCGAAGATGGCAGACTCCTCTATGTTTCCGAGAAGTTCTATGCTGGACTCAAGGGCAAGACCACCCGTATTCTCGCAAACGAGAACGGTGTCAACCGTGAGATTGAGGTCTTCAATGGCATGGAAGTTGTACGCGTACCGCAGGGTCGTTTCAATACTGCCATTACTCTCAATGATGGCACTGAGAACTTTGGCTTCGCTCCCACTGCTGGCGGCTATAAGATCAACTTCATGATCATTCATCCGTCTGCTGTTATTTCCGTTGTGAAACATCGTATGCCGCGTATCTTCTCTCCTGAGATCAATCAGAAGAAAGATGCTTGGCAGTTTGATATCCGTCTGTACCATGACATTTTCGTTATGGACAATAAGGTAAAGGGTATCTATTGCCATCGCGCTTCCACTGCGAACGTTTAATCACAGGGGGTATAGACCATGAAATGGAATTACACTGACGGTTGGGGTCTTGATGACCTCTCCGCTTATGTCGAATCCGCTGTTGACTATACCCTTGGCGCTGACGAGAAAAAGCCGTTTGTGAGTTGCACGTTCACGGCGGCTTCCAAGGCACTTACGCTTGGTCTTGGCGTTGGCGATGTGATGTTTGTTGCCAACATTGGCGGTAGCAATGCTGTTACCGTTAAGGCAATCACGGGTGATACTGGCACATCCGTTGCTGCGGGCAAAGTAGCAATCTGCATCGGTGCGGCTTCCGCAAACGCATCCAAGATTTACATTCTCAACTAAGAGGTAATCGAGGATGGAGTGCGTTGAGAAGAAGATTAAAGGCGGCACGATTATCGGTCTTGTAGAAGAGCCAAAACCCGCCGAAGAGCCGAAAGCAGAACTGGAAAAGGAAGCGCCGAAGAAGCGCACCAAGAAAACCGCTGAAAGCGGTAAATAACCGAAAGTGAGGTAGACCGTATGAATTGTGCATCAAAGCTTAACAATTTAAAAACGCTTTTAGGGATTGATCGTTCAGATACATCTCAAGATGCACTGCTTACGGTCTATCTTGAACTGTCTCGTCAGGAAATCATCAATTGGATGTACATCAATTACCCAAGCGTTCCTGATGACTTTGAACTGCCAGACAAGTATTCCACTACTCAGGTCCAGGCGGTTGTCACAGGGTTGAATATGCAGGGTGGCGAGAATCAGTACAAGAGCAATGAGAACGGCGTTGTCCGTGAATGGCACTATACTGATATGCTTGAGTACATCAGAGCGCACGTCAATCAGATACCAAGAGTGGGGTGATATAGATGCGCGAGTTGGAACGCAACAAGCAGACCATCTACTACGCTCTTTTCAACGGGTATGTAGACGCAGTTGACTCTCATGGTTACAAGACAGGAGAGAAGACCAAATCGTA